TTTGAATCGTCGTCAGGAACACGCCGCCGCTTTCCACTCCTGTCACACTATAGTCAACAGGCTCCTCCGCAACCCTTGCGAACTCGGATATTTCTACCCCTAATGCTTTTTGCAAGTCACTTCGGCTTTCGATGCTCCGCACGTTATTTTCATGCAGATACCGTTTTGACGAGACGAACAACTCCGAGGTCTGTCTATCCAAATCCTCACGGTCGGTAATAATGACCATTGTCGGATTCTTAAAGGTATCCCTGTCACGCAGGGCAAGTAGGCGGGAAAGAAACAGCATTGTGTAGGTTTTACCGCAACCAGTCGCTCCGAAGTATGTTCCGCCTTTACCATCGCCGTTTGGTTTTAGATGATCTTTTATGTTTTTAAACATCTTTTGTGCCGCAAAGAACTGCGGATAGCGGGCAACAATAGCGATTACCTTTGTGGCATCATCCGGGTAATAGACGAAATCTCGCAAAATGGCAACGACACGTTCTTGAGAAAACGCACCATTTATCATCGTAAGCAGGGCGGCGATGCCGTTGCTGACCTTTTCCGTTTCGTTAATTTTATTCCACGCGTAGTAATATTCATACGGTGTAAAAACACTGCCCATTTTCGTGTTTGCACCGTCACTTATGACAGACAAAAAGCAATATTTCATCAGTTTAGGGATGTCGCGGCAATAGCGGATTGTTATCTGCTCCCAAGCATCGTAGATGGTCGTGTTTTCTTTGATGGCGGATTTGAACTCAAAAACCGCCACAGGAATGCCGTTTATAAACAACAACAAATCCGGGCGACGCAAACGGTCACCTTGCACCGAAAACTGGTTGACCACTTTGAACACATTTTTGTCTGGCTCTTCAAAATTTATATAGTTGATATGTAAGGCAATTTTACTGGGGTCATCACGCACTAAATCAAATCCCTCGTTCACCAAAAGAAACGTCTCACGGTTACCGATGTATAGCGGTGCGGACGGTATGTTTTCAAGTCGGCTGATGACTTTTTTCGTTTCAGCCGCTGTGAGGTCTGGATAGTGGTTAGCAAGGTAAGCTTGCAAATCGTCCTTCAACAATATTTCATCAAAGCCACGGTGTATGGTTTCACCGTGGACATACTTGTAGTCCTGTTCTTGAAACAGGCTGATGATAGCTTCTTCGAGCTGGGCTTCTGTAAACTGACCCCGTATAAAACTCAAGTCCACGGTTTCCCCCTCCAATTCTATGCACTCGCTTCTTCGAGCGAACCTTTTATCAGTATCGGGCAGAGTTCTTTTAACATATTGCCCACAGTCGTTATATTTTTCATTATTAAATGACGGGCGTTATAAAAGTTCACCACCGCTTGCTGTTTTTCCAATGATGGCAATGGAATCTCAATTTCATAAAACCGTGCTAACTCCAAACTTGCCCGAATACTGCTGTCGCTGATGAACCAACCGTAACGATCGCTTTCGCTACGACTAAACCAAAGCATGATATATTCGGCGAGTGCTTCATATTCCGACTCAGCCTTCACTTGCAAAACAGAATACGCAGGTGAAATAATAACAGGCTCATCCTCGTGGAACAAAGCAATGCGAATGCACTCATCACGACCAGTTTGCATAGCGGAGTAGGCAAACTGATTTTTTTTGATTACTTTGTATTTTGTCAAATCTGTTGTACTGAGGTTCGCAACGGAAGGCATGAATTCTTTGTTGATATTGATGCCTTGAACATTTGAAATCGAATTGTCTCGGTTGCGGGTATCAATTTCTTCAAGCAATCGACCAACAGACACACGCGGAGCAGTGTGTTTGAACTCCTCGATGCTTGCCGCTATCGCCATATTCAAATCCTCCAAACCGCTTTCATAGGCACGTTGGTTGGCAAGCATGGCATTGTAGACAGCGACAACTTTTTCTTGCACCGGCAATGGCGGCAGATCTATAGAAATATCGCACATATCGTCCCACGAAAACGCTTCGCGCGCCGAACCCCAAGAATTGAACCGAGCATAGCGGTCGAATTCCGGGCGATTGAAATACATATAAAGATAGTCGGAGTTAAGGTTTGCTGTATCGGAAACACGAAAAACCACCGATATAGAGGACACGAGAAAAGTCTCCTCCGTAGTATTATAGCCAAGTGACATCTTTTCGCCGCGCCGCGATGTGTCTGGGACATAAGCAAAATGACGAGGCGGCAATAGCTTATATGAAGTCATGCTTACACCGTCTAAGTTCGCTTTCGTCTCAATAATCTGTTTGGCAGTAGAAAGTCCGACGACAGCAGTGCGATCATAAACGCCTTCGGAATTACGGTGTTCAGACGGTTCGATGTATAAACCGAGTTTAGTCAATCCCATATCCGATCCCCCTAAATGCTTCTTCGAGCATCGCTTGTGATTCCTTCTCAGCTTTTAACACCTCGCGCATCTCGCCTTGAATTCGTGCCATTTCGGAAGCGTAGTCGATTTCCAAGTCATGGTCAATGAACTCGATGTATTTACTCGGCGCAAGAGAATATCTTTGCGCTGCGATTTCAGCTTTGGTCGCCGAGCAGCAGAGTTCCGGTACCGCTTCAAAGTTCTCGTTTGTTTGCCAGTCGGTGTATATATTTTTAATAGCGTCAATCTGTTCATCGGAAAATTGAATGTATTTCTTTTCGTATATATTTTCATTCCAACGGCGTAGGTCAACAAAAAGAACCTCATCTTCAAGTAAAACACATTTTCGGATAGATAAAAGGACTTCTTCTCCAAAAAAGCCGGAACATCGCCGTATTGTTCGGTTATTTCCTTACGGCGCTTATCGAACTTATCACCCGCAAATTTTAAGAACACCAAGCCCATAACGGCATCGCGGTTCTTGTCATTGCCGCCAACCGTCCCGCGTAGGGCGTTGCGGCAATTCCACATTATAGATTCGAGCGATTGCTCGGTCGTTGTTGCTTTCTTAGCCATCTTGTTTAACTCCTTAGACTCTTGTATTTTATTCTGAAATCTTTCCTTCGCGTACCCATTCATCGACCTCGGAAAGTTTAAATTTGTACTGCTTTCCGGCACGGCTGAAAGGAATAGTACCTTTGCGTATCCATGCACGAATTGTATCGGGGCTCACACTCAAATGCGTTGCTACATCTTCAAGGTTTACCCATTTTTCAGGAACTGTATTGTCGACTTCGTTGCTCATTGGAATCCTCCATTCATACTTGCTTAGGAAATAGTGTTCATGGTTAGTATCCATAACTGTTAAAGATAAATGCCCACACTCATCAAGGCTCTCCTCAAATCCATCTGTTTAATTAACCATGCTGTTTCGTCTAAAACATCCCTGCCGTCATTGGTGTTGATCCCAAGCCTGACCGCATTTTCATTTAGCTGGCTTTGGAATAAAGACTGGACTGATAGTTTTTGAAAAAACACTTTATAGCACTTTCCTTGCTCATGAAAGTTCGTGACAAGACCGTAAAAAAACTGTTGGCTTGCGTTTGCACATCGTCTGTAGCCCTTATTTGTATCCATAAACAAAGAAGGGAATGTCAATATATCAGCTTTTGACGCATCGCTTAACTTTACGAAATGCTGCGCCCGCTCTCTCGGTACAAGAAACGAGCCGGTTTGCCCCGCAAAAGCCTCATCCTTAATAATAAATAGATTGCAGTAATCTGTGCTCAGTTGAATTTGTTGCTGACCGTTTACTCCATTTACAAATATGGCGGTGCTATTAACTGCGCTGACACTGCCAAAGAACTGGTTGCCGTTCGGAGCGTTGTAGGCGGTCTGCGCCACAACAGTTTGCTCGTTAGGGTTTTGCAATTTTGATAATGTATTATTCATAGCATCCCCCTAACTGTCAAATACATTTTCAACATTTCCGAAAAACTGGTTTTTAGCGTTGAAAACATTCCCATTGACTATCACTTGTTGTGTTGTTGACGTTGATTTCTCTGCGGTTTCTTCAAATACATGAGGCTCACCCTCTGCTTTAGCTTCGGTTTCATCAATGAAATCATAACCATCCGTTGCCGTATCGGAGGATTCATCCGAAAACGGAATAATCGTTATTGTCCGTTTTATTTCATTTCCGATATCACTATCAAAAACCCACTCGCTGTTTGTGTCGCCTTTTTTTGTGTGCCAACTGTTAAAGGTGGCTTGTCCCACGGTATTATCCTTCACATTCATTACGACATAATGCCATACCCCGAGAGCAAAAGATGCCAGCGACACATTGTCAATATGCAACACTTCACTTTTAGACATTTGTTTTCCTTCGATTATGAAGTCTTTATCAATACTTGTGTCTTTTTCGATAACTTCGAGAAACGCCTTAAAAAGCCACTCAACTTTATCATCACTGACAAACCGTTGTATCAGCTCCGACATGGCTGACACTACATTATGGTATTCGCTTTTTATACGCAAATTAAAAGCATCAGCGTCTGACGACTCAAAAACGGTAGCAAAATATGTACCTCCGTTATCTTCGCACTTTCTGTATCCTCCAACATTCTTTTTTAAAGTAGAGGTTTTTGCAGGCGGATTAAATGATGGCTTAATTATTCTAACAAGTTCGATAAGTAGTTCCGGCTGTGACAATCCGTCGGTTTTCCCGTTAGCATTATCTCGCTTCGCGGTTCGCTGTCCTCTTGCGGCTAACAGCAATATAAAAACTGTACCTCCGCATAATCGCGGAAAATCAATTATTGACATCCTTTCGCCTCCATAGAAACTTGGTAACTCTATCTACTCTATAAACTCTATCGACTTTTGACGGTCAACTTTACGCACTTTTGGATTGTTCTTGTGAGATTCGCAGGGACAAGCTGTCATGTCGCTCCTGTGAGAAATCGCAGGGGCTTTTTGTTTCTCTTGTGGTTGTGGATATAGCGAAATTGGCGGACGAAGCAACTCCCATCAAACCCAACTAAATCATTATATCACACGACAACTCGAATAACAATGATGCAAGTTTGATTCTGATCAAAACTTCCATATTTCCTCCCTGCGATTGCTCACGCAATTCAAATCACAGGAGGAAATCTGATGAAAAAACAAGCAAATCAAAGCCAAAACAAGTCTTTCAAACCCACCCCGATTCCACACCGCACGAAATCCGGTGAACCGATGGCCTACTACATCCTATCGGAGGATGGAGCACAGGAATTCAAAGTAACACGAGCGGAGTGTCTTGCCCGTTCCGAAGAACCCGAAAAACCATTCCCACAACGCTGGTATGTCGATGAGGAATCCGGTCTTGTTGTCCGTCTGCCCCGTAACCAGATGGGGGAAGACCTTGCACGGGAGAATATGCGCTCTATATGGCGAGAGCAAAAACAACAGGAGCGGAAATTTCAATGTGTATGGAAAGGCACAAACAAATGTGATCATAAATGTGAAACATGTACGTCCCGCACGAGCCGCACAGTTGAACTTGATAAGCCATTGGGTAACGATTCTGATGGCTCGGATACATTTTACGAACCTGCCGATCCCACTGATATCACAGAATTTTTAGAACAAAAGGCTGTATTAGACACCCTCTATGCCGCACTTGCTACCCTCACTCAAAAAGACCGTGAGCTTATAACAGACCGCATTATCCATGAAAAAACCGTGCGTGAATTAGCGCCTAAGTACGATTTTAAATCATCACGCAGCATTACCGTTCATGTCCGCCGTGTCCTTGACATCCTGCGAAATGACGAAGCCCTGAAGAAGTTTTTTGAGTAACCACTCTTCGTGGTACGCAACCGCCCCTCTTCTGTCTGTAGACGGTAGAGGGGCGGTAATGCTTCTCGGAAACGGAGGTAAGAAAATGCAAACAGAAGCAACTGAAAGGAACGCGGAAATGCGTGATGCCGAGCTGGACGAAGAACTTGCAGGCATCCTCACGGCAATAAGTGTCGTGTCTAAACGTCTTGCCAAGAAGCTGCTCGCACTTCAAAAGCAGAAAGAATCCACCAGGGAAGGAGGTGCACCAGATGAGCAAGATGGGCGAACTCGACCTCTGTGTTAGCGAACTTCGTAGTGTTGCACAGTCCCTGAACACCGTAGCTGATAGTTTGACTGCTCTTTTCAGCGGCAGCCAACCCAGAACGTCGGTACAGCCAGAATCTAAGCCAACTTCAAAACCTCTAACGCTGGAAGAGGTCAGAGCAGTACTTGCGGAAAAATCCCGTAACGGTCACACCGCTAAAATCAGGGAACTGCTGGAAAAGCATGGTGCTGCGAAGCTATCAGAGATCGACCCCAAAAAGTACGCTGCCCTGCTCGCAGAAGCGGAGGTACTGGGCAATGGGTAAACATGCACTTCTCTCTGCTTCTTCAAGCCACCGATGGCTGAACTGCCCTCCCTCGGCCCGGCTTGGTGAGAAGTACGAGGACAAAGGCAGCAGTTATGCTCAGGAAGGCACGGAGGCACACACCCTTTGTGAGTACAAGTTAAAAACGGCACTTGGCATCCGCACCAAAGATCCAACCATCAGCCTGACCTATTACTCCGAAGAGATGGAGGAATGCGCCAACGGATACGCCGCCTACATCATGGAACTGGTGGAAACGGCAAAGCAGAATTGCGCCGACCCTGTGGTGCTGATTGAGCAGCGTCTCGACTTTTTTAAGTATGTCGAGGGTGGATTTGGCACCGGCGACTGCGTGATCATCGCTGACGGCACCCTCAATGTAATTGACTTTAAAATGGGTGCCGGAGTCCTCATAGCAGCAGACGACAACCCGCAAATGAAACTATACGCCTTGGGTGCTCTGGAGTTGTTTGACGGAATCTATGATATCGACACAGTCAGCATGACCATTTACCAACCAAGGCGGGATAACATCAGTACCCACACAGTTTTCAAGGAATCACTTTATCAGTGGGCAGCAGAAACCTTAAAACCTATCGCAGAACTTGCCTACGACGGTGAGGGCGAATTCCGATGTGGCGATTGGTGCCAGTTCTGCAAGGCAAAGCATGACTGCCGCAAACGGGCGGAGCAAAACCTTGAACTCGCAAAACACGAATTCAAGCTGCCGCCCCTTTTAGAGGATGATGAAATCGAATCCATTCTTGGCAAGATAGACGATCTTGTTTCGTGGGTTTCGGACATCAAGGACTACGCTTTGCAAACCGCGCTCAGCGGCAAGCACTGGTCAGGTTGGAAACTGGTTGAAGGACGTTCTAACCGCAGATACACAAACGATGAGGCAGTCGCTGATGCCGTCAGCGCGGCAGGCTACGATCCGTATGAACACAAGGTGATGGGCATCACCGCAATGGAAAAGGCTCTCGGCAAGGTAAGGTTCTCCGAATTGCTCAGCGGTCTGATCGAGAAACCCCAAGGCAAACCAACGCTCGTACCGGAGGGCGACAAACGTCCGGCAATCCATACAGCAAAACACGATTTTAATGATTATGAGGAGGAAAATTCCAATGGCTAACACGACAAACAATGTAAACGCACAGGCTCAAAATCCTATGAAGGTCATCACAGGACCCGATACCCGCTGGTCTTACGCTAATGTGTGGGAAGCGAAATCCATCAACGGCGGCACGCCGAAGTTCTCGGTATCACTCATTATCCCCAAGTCCGATACCAAGACCATCGCCAAAATCAAGACAGCGATTGAAGCGGCTTACCGCGAAGGTGAGGCGAAACTAAAAGGGAACGGAAAAACCGTACTGCCCCTTGCCGCCCTCAAGACTCCGCTTCGTGATGGCGACACTGAACGTCCCGACGACCCCGCCTACGAAAACGCCTATTTTATCAACGCCAACAGTGCGACCGCACCAGGCGTGGTTGATGCAGACCGTCAGGAAATTATAAACCGCTCGGAAGTTTACAGCGGCGTATATGGCAGAGCGAGCATCAATTTCTACGCTTTCAACAGTAACGGCAATAAAGGCATTGCCTGTGGCCTGAACAACCTGCAGAAAATCCGCGACGGCGAACCCCTCGGCGGTAAATCCCGTGCAGAGGATGATTTTGCCACCTACGACGACGAGGATTTCCTCGGCTAACTACATTCGCGAGACTACGGAGGGCGGCAGGGCAACTTGCCGCCTTTTTCGATTATGGAGGTCTTATGAGAACATTATCCATAGATATTGAAACCTATAGCGGCTACGACCTTTCCAAATGCGGCGTGTACAAGTACGCCGAGTCGCCCGACTTCGAGATTCTCCTGTTCGGCTATTCCATAGACGGCAGCGAGGTTCAGGTCATCGATCTTGCGGCGGGCGAACATCTACCAACAGAAATCCTCAACGTGCTAACAGACGATAATGTTCAAAAATGGGCGTTCAACGCCAATTTTGAGAGGGTCTGTCTCTCTCGATACATTTCGGATATGGACATCAGTCTTGACCCCTTCGCCGACAACCACCACTCTGCTGAAATCCTCGGAAAGGCAAAATACCTGAACCCCATATCGTGGCGGTGTGCGATGGTCTGGTCAGCATACATGGGGTTGCCCCTCTCCCTCGAAGGCGCGGGAGCGGTCTTGGGACTTGAGAAGCAGAAACTGACCGAGGGCAAGGATCTCATCAGATACTTCTGCTCACCCTGTAAACCCACCGCCACAAACGGTCAGCGGATTTGTAACCGCCCCGAACATGCCCCCGACAAATGGGAAGCGTTCAAAGCATACAATCGCCGCGACGTTGAGACGGAACTCTCTATCCAAGAGCGGCTTGCCAAGTTTCCCGTGCCTGATACTGTATGGGAAGAATACGCCCATGACCAAGAGATTAACGATCGTGGCGTAGCTTTGGACATGGCGCTCGTCCGCAATGCCATCAAAGCTGATTCACGCTCCCGTACCAAGTTGACCCGCTTGATGAAGGAACTCACCGATCTGGACAATCCAAATTCACTACAACAAATGAAACAGTGGCTCGCCGATAACGGTATGGAAACTGATTCTCTCGGGAAAAAAGTGGTAACGGAGCTGCTTAAGGATGCACCTGAGCCACTTGGAAAAGTTCTATCGCTCCGACAGCAATTAGCGAAATCCTCAATCAAGAAATATCAGACGATGGGAAACGCTGTCTGCGCTGACGGTCGCGCCCGTGGAATGTTTCAATTTTACGGCGCTAACAGAACCGGTAGATGGGCCGGGCGGCTCATTCAAATGCAAAATCTGCCACAAAACCATCTGGCCGACCTTGAAGAGGCACGATGGCTTGTTCATGATGGGGACTTTGCTGCTTTGGAACTGCTCTATGACAACATTCCTGATGTTCTTTCCCAGTTGATTCGCACAGCCTTCGTGCCGAAGGATGGCTACAAGCTAATTGTCGCTGACTTTTCGGCGATTGAAGCCCGCGTCATCGCTTGGCTTGCCGGAGAGCGGTGGCGAAACGATGTGTTTGCCACCCACGGCAAGATTTACGAAGCTTCGGCAAGTCAGATGTTCCATGTTCCGATTGAGGAAGTCACCAAAGGTAGCCCGCTCAGGCAAAAAGGAAAGATTGCCGAACTTGCCCTCGGCTACGGCGGCTCGGTCGGTGCACTCAAAGCGATGGGCGCCTTGGAGATGGGTTTATCGGAAGAA